TGCAACGTGGCATCTCCAATTACAAAATCGCCATCCTCAATAATGATGTCGTTGGTTTCATCTAATAAAAAGTCCTGCATTGTACACTGTATTATTAAAGCAAAATTGCCTTTTTAAGACGTGGTACTCAAAGTAATAATCAATACTTGTGAGATTTTTTACAATGCTTGTGAGATAAACTACAAGCATTGATTTTCTCTTTGTGAGGCTTGCGATAAGGCTGCAAATTTGCTTCAACAATTAGAGATCATTATGACCAATTTCACCATTGTAAATGAGAATAAGAAGGAAAAGAAAGCCTCCATTACCTTAACTGGTTATGTAGCGTCTTTTAATTCTGATAACAGTTTTAGCTCAGCTAAGTTTATTGAAGTGTTTAATGAACTTAAAGCTAACAACACTCATATACATATTGATATTGTTAACCTTTATGGAGGCTCAATTACTGAAGGTATTCCTGTATATAATCATATTAAGGAAACTGCTGAAGCTGGAGCAATTACCATTACTGGCAAAATTGAAGGTTTGGCAGCTTCAATGGGAAGTATTATAGCAATGGCTATTCCTGTTGATGACTTAGAAATGGGTAACATGAGTCGCCTTATGAACCATAAAGCACGAGGTGGTGCTTATGGTACTGCAGACGAGGTGAGAAACACTTCAGAAATGATACAAGGCTATGAAGATGACATGGTGTCTATCCTTGCAGATCGTACAGGTTTATCTGCAGACGAGGTAAAAGCTAAATGGATGGATGGCTTAGACCACTTCATTAAAGCTCCAGAAGCTAAAAAACTCAAATTGGTTGGCAAAGTATCTGAAAGCAAACTGAAAGGCTCAATGCCTAAAAACTTCAAAACTCCAGAAGATGCTTTCAACTTTTACAACACTCACTTAGTACATAATTCTTTAAACAACGATATGGAACTCGAACAACAATTAAGAAAAGCTCTTAATCTTGGTGCTAATGATGACGTAGTTGCAGCAGTAAACCAGTTAAATACTGATAACACAACAAATGCAGACTACAAAACAAAGTATGAAGCTTTGTTACAAGCAAACCAAGACAAAGAGAAAGCTGAAGCTGAAGCTTTAGTTAATGCAGCCATCGAAGCTAAAAAAATCGATGAGACTGAAAAAGAAACCTACATGGCACTCTTTGCAGCTGATCATGAAAACGCTAAAAAAGTAGTTGCAAAACTAACTAATAGCGCACCATCATCAACCGAAGCAAATAAGAAGCTTAATGATATGGTTAATGGTTTACAAACTCAACCTGGTAATGCTCCAGTAGCAAAAACCTATGAGTGGTACGAAAAGAATGATCCTCAGGCTCTATTAGAGATGAAAGAAAATAACAATGAGCAATTTATGAAGCTCTTTAACGCCCAATTTAAATAAGACATGGCTGCAGAATTATTAAGAAGAGCGTTTAGCTCGGACCTACAGAAAAACTTATTCCCTGCGAATGAGTACTACAAGATGTCAAAGAATGACAGCGCATTTGTAGATAACGATAGCGTACAATTACCACACGCTGGTGCAATCCCAACTGTGGAATTAGACAGAACATCAAAAGGTACAGCTTCAAAGCGTACTGACGCTCCTAGTGAGTACAAACTACATGAGTTCTCAACTGATCCTACTTGGTTACAGTACAGCGAAGCTCTAGTAGTAGCTTATGATAAGCGTGCCTCAATTTTATCTGAACATGTGTTAGCCTTAAATACTGCAATTGCAGATTATATGGCAGCAGCTTGGGGAGGCAGCGCAAGTGTTGCAGTTATTAGAACTACTGGAGGCGATCGTCCAGTGTCTGGAGTGCCAACAGGAACTGGTAACAGAAAGCGTATTGTATTGGCAGATTTACAAGCTGTTCAAAAAGCGTTTAATGAAGCTAACATTCCACAAGCTGGAAGATATGCTGTGATTACGCCTGCAATGATGGAAGATTTACTTCAAATCGCTGAAGTAAAGAGTGCTGACTTTAACAATGCAAAGCCATTGGTTGAAGGTACAGTAGGACGCTTCTTAGGTATTGATTTTTACGTTCGTAGCAAGGTAAACATCTTTACTACTGGTGGTACAATCAGACCTTATGGTTCTGCTACTACTGCAGTAACGGATTGTGCAGGAGCAATTTTCTGGCATAAAGATTTTGTGCGTAGAGCTGAAGGTGGTAACAAAGTGTTCTTAAACATTGATGATCCAGAATTGTATGGTTCTGCATTCTCAGCAGCTGTAAGAGCTGGAGGTTTAGCAGCACGTAATGATGGTAAAGGAGTGATCAACTTAGTTGAAGCTGTAGGATCATAAACTTAGAATTTAGTTGAGTTAGTTAAATAGAAAGAAGGCTGGTCACTATTGCAGTGACAGCCTTCCCCTTAGGGAATGAAAAAAGTAGCCATAATTATAGGACATAGAAGTTTGAAGCAAGGAGCTTACTCAGCTTTTCTTGACAGAACTGAATATCAGTACAACAAAGCAGTTGCTGAATTGCTAACTGATGTGGCAGATGTTTATGAGCGACCAAACATTCCTTTTGCTTCTGAAGCTTTTATGATAAAGCAATTGGTTAAAGAAGTGAACAAGCACAATTACGACTTAGTGATCAGCTTACACTTTAATGCTTTTCACAATCCACAAGCACATGGCGTAACTGCTCTACATTATATAACTAGCAAATTTGGTAAAGTCATTGCAACCGAATTTGTAAAGATGGTAAGCGATGACTTTAAAATTAAAAGGCGAGACCTCATACCAGTCTCAAACACAACACAACGTGGTGGTACTTTAATATGTGGCTTAAACGCTCCTACAGTTTTAGTAGAACCATTTTTTGGCAGCAACGAATATGATGCTTGCCAATTTCATCAAAAAGAAGCTGAGTACGCAAAACTGCTCAGAGATTTAATCAATGTCTCAAGACATCTAAAACCTTACAACACATGAAAAACTTTGTTTTCGGACTGATTTTGATATTCAGTCTATCATTCACAACACAAACGCAAGCAATTGGCAACGATTATGAAAAACCTAACATTAGTATTGTTGACCATTTTGATGTTAGCATCATGCAGGTCACAGAAGATTTTACCTTCCAAGTTGGAAACTACCAAAACAGTCAAGGATACAACCTATTCGACTTTGAAAGTGGTAGACACTATTCAAGTATTGCGTCCAGCAGATACAGCAAGGATTACTCGATTAATAAAGGAGTTGACATCGCAACCTACTTTAATAAAGAGCAATCAAGCTACAGTAAGTTTACGCAAAGTTGGAGACCAGATAGAGGCAACCTGTATTTGCGACGAGCTGAAGCAAGCAGTACAAATTTACAAGGAGACCATTACCACTCAGAGGGAGATTATTACAGAACAAAAGGAGACGATTACCATATTACAAAACCAAATGAGCTTTATACAGAAATTGTTTTTCTGGATAGGTCTTATAGTGGCATTATTACTAATAGGATCAATCGCATTCAGATTTATAAAACCACGATTGTAAGTACAAGTCCTATTCCTTCAGGATGGTTTAGGAACGTCACTTTAACGTAACCCAAATCTATTTGAACTTAACCTCATTTATCACAAAAACAACAAAATACTTTAAATCATGGCAGGTTTACCAGGAGTAACTATAAACGTCAACAATGACAGATTAGGACAAACTAATCAAACTGAAGATACTATTGCAGGATTAATCATTACTGGTAGTACTGTAGCAGGAGCAGGAAATGTTACTGCTGGAAATACCTATCAGTTGTTCAGCCTTCAAGATGCAATAGATATTAGCATCACTGAAGGAGGTACAAACGATTATGCTTACCAAGCAATTAAGCAATTTTACGATCAAGCTGGCAAAGGAGCTGAGCTTTGGATCATGCTTGTTACTTCAGGCATATTAATGAGTACAGTATGCGACTTAACTGAAACGGACTATGCTGTTAAACTTTTAGATGCAGCTCAAGGCAGAATTAGAAACCTTGCAGTATCTCAAAAAGCTTTAAGCACACCAACCATTGCCAATGGAGTTAATGAAGATGTTGATGCTGCTGTAGTTAAAGCTCAAGCTTTATCTGAAGCTTATGCTGCAGCTTACAAACCGTTAAAAGTAGTTGTTGATGGTAAAGACTTTAATGGTACAGTTGGTGACCTGAAAGATTACAAAACCACTACACACAATCGTGTAAGTATTTTGCTTGCAGGAACTGGAGGCAAAAACGCAGCAGTAGGATTATTGCTTGGTCGTTTAGCTGCTAATCCTGTACATAGATCAATAGCTCGTGTTAAAGATGGCGACTTAGGTATTTTAACAGCTGACTTTACTGACGATAATCCAGTTGAAGATTTAGAAGCTTCTTGGAATGCAATACACGATAAGGCATATACATTCCTTAGAACTATTGCTGGTAAAAGTGGATACTTCTTTACAGATGATCCAACACTTACTGAAGATGCAGACGACTTAAGCTCTATCAAACGAGTTGCAGTTATAGACAAAGCAACGTTATTGGCTCTTGGTGTAGCCACAGACTACATTAACGATGAGATTCCGTTGGCTTCTGATGGCACAATATCTCCAGCTCTTATTGGCAACATTAAGGCAGATATTGAAAACGCTATCAATGTTAACATGACAGATAATGGAGAGATATCAGGTTGCAAAGTGACAATTGATCCAGCGCAAAACGTGCTTAATACAAGTACTCTAGCTGTGACTTTAGACATTTTACCAGTAGCATACAGTAAGTACATTACTATTGATTTAGGATTTACCACAACTTTAGAATAATCATTTAAACACCATAACAATGGCATTTAATACAAAAGAATACGCTTGGTCAAACGTTGAAATAGCAATGTTAGGACGTGTACTTATTAGAGTAAGAGGCGTTAAGTACGCAGCAAAAAAAGATAAGAGCTATTTACATGCTCGAGGCGAAAACCCTCACGCAATCCAATCTGGTAACAAGACTTACGAAGGTGAGTTAATGTTACTACAAAGTGAGCTTGAGGCAATACAACGCCAACTTAAGGACACTGAAGACATCACTGACTTAGCTCCATTTAATGTGACTGTGGTTTACAAGCCTAAAAGTGCTGGAGCATTAGTAACTCACATTCTTAAAAATGTAGAGTTCACTGAAGACAATCGTGAGATCAAACAAGGTGATCCTTTTCAAGAATTAACATTACCAATCATGTTCCTGGAGCGTGAAGCAATACAGTAAGCTATGAAAGAAAAAGGCATTGAAGTAAATGACGCTGAAGATTTAAGCGCAAAGGAAAAGCATATTGAGGTTACAGTTGCTGAGCTTAAAAAGAAACATGGCATTAAAGAGGTGTTTGTTTTTGAATGTGATGGTCTAATAGCGTATGTGAAACGTCCAAGTAGAGCGCAATTGGCTTATGCTATGACGATGGCTCAAAGCAATCCATTAGGTATGGCTGAGGAGTTACTAAAGTCTGGTTGGCTTGCTGGTGATGAAGAGCTGCAAACAGAAGACAAGTACTTTTTAAGCATCTCGAGCCAAATAGATGAATTAAATGAAACAACACATGTTCAAGTAAAAAAGTATTAGAGCATAGTAAAGGACGTCCTGAAGATAACTACATCAGTTATATAAATACTATGCTAGAGTATTATTTAGGCATTGATCCAAGTACACTAAATGATGCGCAATGGGCTGAGAAGTTCGCTCAGCTTCAGGACATCAGAAAAAAAGAAGGAAAGGAGATTAAGTTCTCCTTTTAATTTATAAACAGATTACCATTGGCTAACACATATACATATACATTTCTAGCAAAAGACCTCATGAGTTCTAAGCTTGCAAAAATTGCAGGTTATGGAAAGAAAATGGGAAGTGATGTAGAAGATGCTAATGATAGAGTGCGTCGATCTTCCAGACGTACCGAAAGCTCCATTGCTGGATTGCAAAAAGTTGCAGCTCGATGGATTGGTGCAATTGCCACTTACCAAACCTTTACTGGAATAGCCAAACTAGGAATGGATATGGAAACAACCAGGTTAAAGTTTGAAACTTTACTTGGTAGTGCCGAAGCTGGCAACGAAATGATATCTAATCTTGATAAGTTCGCTAATAAAACACCTTTTGATAATGCTGATTTAAGACAAAACGCTGAGTTGTTACTCAATTTTGGTATTGCAGGCAATAAAGTATTACCAACATTAAGAATGATTGGTGATGTATCTGGAGGCAATAAAGAAAAACTAAACTCATTAACGCTTGCTTTTGCACAAGCTACAAGTACAGGAAAGTTAATGGGTCAGGATTTACTTCAGATGATCAATGCTGGCTTTAATCCATTACAAATTATAGCTGAGAAAACCGGTCGCTCAATGGCATCCTTAAAAGATGATATGAGTAAAGGTAAGATTGGAGCAGATATGGTTGAGGAGGCTTTCAGGATTGCCACAAGTGAAGGAGGTCGTTTTCATGGCATGATGGATAAAATTAGTGGTTCTGCAGGTGGTAAGCTTTCAACCATGTTAGGCACGTTACGATCTAAAATAGCCAACTGGAGCGAAAGCTCATTAACACCAATACTTGGTAAAATATTTGATTTTGGCACACAGTTTATTAATGGTTTTGGCGTGGTAAGTGACGCTGTAAAAATGTTGCTAGAACCACTGCAGCCTTTATGGCAGGCAGTAAGTAACCTCATAGGTTTAATATTCGGATTTACTAGCGAAACCTTTACTGCAGCTTCAGCTTTAACCATGCTCACCAACATTATCAATTTTATAGCTGTACCAATAGAAATTTTTGCAAACGGACTTACAAAACTCATCCAATGGCTCACGCCTTTAGCTCCAATTTTAAAATGGATTGCTATTGCCACAGGCATCTGGACAGTTGCACAATGGGCTTTAAATGTGGCTTTAACAGCCAACCCAATCGGATTAGTAATAGCAGCTATTGCAGCATTGATTGGAGGCATTATGTATGCCTATGAAAAAGTAGGCTGGTTTAGAGGTGGTATCATGGCAATTTGGGAAACTATTAAAGGTTTTGGCAAAGCTCTCAAGGAGTTAATAGTTGATAGGATCACTCAAATGCTTAAAGGTATTACAGGACTTGGTTCAGCATTGATGAGTTTCTTTAAAGGCGACTGGAAAAAAGCATGGGAAACTGGCAAGGAAGCTGTTAAAAACATTACAGGAATTGGCGTTGGTAATGGCAAAAAGCTAGTAGGCGAAATGAAAGTGATTGGCAAAAATGCTGCCAATGCTTACAACGAAGGTGTATCACAAGCTAAAGCTAATAAAGCTAAAAAAGGCTCGAGCATATTTGATATTGCTAAAGCTAACCAGAACACTCAAACCTCAATTGCTGGAGGTATGGTTCCTGGATCAACAGATTTGCCAAAAGGACTAGGCGAAGGTATTGATAGTGTAACTGGAGGAGGACAAAGGCAAACACATATTAATGTGAGCTTTGAAAAACTAGTGGAGCAATTTAGCGTAAACACACAAACCTTTGAACTAGGTATGGATGAGAGTTTAGACGCATTTAAAACCATGCTTCTAAGAGTCATGAACAGTGCTAACCAAATGCAAACAAGTGCAACCTAATGGCTAACGAATTTGACATAAAAAGACATACGCTCAATGTATTTGGTTACGTAGGCTTACCATTCCCTAAACTGGATTTTGAAGGACTTGCGCCAGATTTAAACCAAATAGGTAGAGCTATTGCTGGTAAAAACGCACTTGGTAAACCTTTGTTTATGGATTGCACCATTGATGGTGTTCGCTTACCAAACGAGCCACTTATTACCATTACAGGCAAAAAAACCATAGTTGAAACGGTTGTTGTTGGTAGTGAGCGCAAAGGAACGGTTAAAGAATTCATTACAACCAATGATTATAATGTAAAAATTGAAGGCGTGTGTATTATTCCTGGTGT